GAATGATATCCCCCGCCGCGCGCTGTGTCCACTGCTGATCTTGCAACTGAGACTTCTGTACAAACTTTTGGTTGTTGCCGGCCGCCTGCGCTGCCATCTTCTGTGCCGCCGGATTTTGCTGTTGCCGCGCCTTCTTCATCTCGGGCGTCAGCTTCTTGAAGATAGAGTAATACTGCGAGCTTCCCCAACCGCTGACGTCTGTCAACATGTGGAGCAGTTCGGAATAGGCGATGTACTCGCCGTTGATATCCGCAATCTGACCCGCAAGGGCTGGATTCGTGAAGTACTGCATGATCAGCGGCATGGACTGTGCCATCTGCTGACGGGCCGCCATGTGGCTTCCGGCAAGAACACTGAACCGCTTGATGCCGTTCTTACTGCCCATGAAGTCGCGGAAACTGGCTTGGAAGTCCTGACCAAGCTGCTCATTAAGAATTTCCCGGTAAACCTTAGCAGGAAGGAACATACGGTTCAAGTCGTACATCTTCCACAGCCACGGCTGGAACACTTGCCGGTTGAAATCCTCGACCAAGCCGCCGATGCGATCGACAGCAGCCTGCATCAAGCCACCCGCGCCCGTAGCCGTCCGGCCCATTGAGGAGCCGCGACCGCTGGGCTTGGATTGGCCCATAGTGAGCATTTCGTTTGCGCCGGAAGTCGCTTCGGTGCGCGCTTCGGAAGCCGCGACCACCTGGAACAACTCCTGCTGAATCTTCGGAATATCCAACGGGTGCAACGCTTTCGTTGGATCACCGTCAACGTCAATGAAACCGCCCAGGCGAGCCCGGACTTGCTGTGTGTTGACGTTGGCACCACGCGACCGCACCATCGGCTGATTTGCGGCCATTGTGCCAATATCGGCGACGGCGTTGATGAAACCTTGCTGCAGTCTCTGTTCGCCGCCCAGACTGGTCCCGAGGCCGAGGCCCCAGAAACAATCCTGAATCATCCACCAGTTCACCGAGTAGAACGGGATGCAGCCAAACGGATTGGGCTCATTGCGAATGACGCGCTGGCCGGCCAGGACGGTAATAACCTTGTCCTTGTCCCAACGCTCTTGAATAAGCAACGGCTCATCGAAAGGATCGTCAGTCGTCTTTACAAACAGGGGCGCTGCGTGCTGAACGAACTGCGTGTTGTTCTGCCCGCTCGTCATGTTCTGACCGGCGACCGTTAGACCTTGGTTCGCGGCTTCGGGAGTTTCGAACCACGACCGGATCGTCTTGTCGTCCGGTAGATTGTAGCGATAGATAGGCTCGTTCTTCTCGTTGTAATAGACTTCGTCCTTCCAACGCATCAGGTCCCGATAGGTAACCGGGAATTCATGAATGACGAACTTGGCTTGACGAATATCCGGTACACGGCAACCAGGGTCCACCAAAACGACTCGGATATCGCAGTTCTCAAAATATGGATGTGACACCAGCCGCTGGATTTCGACCATCTTGTACTTGTCATCATCGGCTGACGGAAGCTCTTTTTCTTTTCCGGTTTCCGGATCACGAGTCGTGTTGGGCGGCCCGACCGGTTGAAAATCATAATCGGTTTCGTAGTAGTACTTCCAACCCCACTTCCAAATACCTGTGCCATTGAGCAGGCAGGAGAAAAGTCCGTACTTCACTTCCTGCTTGAAATTCATCTGGTCCAGCTGATACGCCGTCATTTCTTGAATGGCGCGTGCCATGTTGGCCGAAATACTCGACCTGGATTCCAGTCTAAACGGAGGCTCTTCGTAGAACATTCCGCCGACCAATTTCGAATTGATCGAGTTTACGTGCGTCGCGACGGTGAACTTGGCGATGTTCGCCTTCGGCATCTGCGTGCCTTCCCACACACGAAGCGTTGGGGGCGACTGATACAAAAGGTCAATCTCGATCCATCGAACATTGAAGTACCGGCTCTCAATCCAACTCCGGGTAAACTTCGAGTCCGTGGTCACCAATTTCAGCGCGGCATCGTCACTAAAATCCGAGGGATTAAAGGCTTCTTCAAAGTTCAAAAGTCCCGATGTTGATGTACCTGGGAGAGGTTGGACTGCTGCCATTGTGGTTCCTCTATGATCCAAATCCTGGCGTGCCGTAGGGGTTGAACAAGTCCTCGTCGGACGCGTCGCCGGTGCCTAGTTCAGGAAGTATGGGTAACTCTTGCGTTGACGGGGCGTAATCACCCTGTCCAAATATCAAGTCATACAAGTCTCGGGCCCGAAGCATCTGATCGAAATCCTCTTGACGGTTTTTTCCGCCAGGGCCGCCGGGTTCGGAAATTCCCGTAGGCATAATCTTCGACAAAAAGCTAACGGCATCCGGGATATCATCATGAAGCGAAGTCCCGAAATCCTTGAACTCTTTGTAGAGATCCTCAAGACACGAGATCGTGTTCAGAAAGAATAATTGCCCCCCAAGCAAAAGGGGTTGCAAGGCGCCTACGCGAGACGCCTTCGCGTTGGGAGAACGCTCTGTCTTGAAAAAGTCCAGAGGAATGTACTGGATCCCCTCTTCTTCGGCATACCGACGAATGGTCTGTTCCAAGAACTTTGCGCCGTTCGAGTTCTCGATCACCACCAAACGCGGTTGATACTTCTTGTAAGACGACACGACCTCGTGAGCCAAGTCGCTGTCGAAATAGTGGTCCCGAAAAATCTCCACCACGTATGCACGATTCTCACTGTCGAGGCCAATCACGGCGCCAACAGAGTAGTCGTTACTTTGGTTCGCCGCATACGCGAAATCCCAAAGGATGTAATACTGAAGCTGATTGGGGACAAGATCAAGGCTGATTGTACGCTGGACCATTAGGTCCATCGTGAACTTCACCTTGCGCGTGCCGGACGTATTCAGCATGTACTGTGAAAGGTAAACCGATAGGTCCTTCCGCTTTTTCTTATCTAGGAAGTCGTGCGTCAATCGCGCGCGGCCCGTCTTGTCAAACTCGAACAACAGTTCGTAATCGGCCGTCGTGCAATCACGCTCATATTTCTCTAATGACTCCGGTCGCAACCAGCGCGCCGGAGTGCTTAGTATCTTAAGGTCCTCAGGATGCAGGACGCTTTCCGCCGTATGTGAATACAGGTCCGCGGGTGCATAGGGTGTTCCTAGGAGATCCTTGTGACCACCCGGATCAATCAACGACTCCGCATAACTGATCTTCTTGTTTACCTTGGCAATGAGTGCCACAGTATCTGTGTTCTTATCGTTGACGACGTCGTCACCCTTCATCAAATCGCAGTGCCATCCAGGCAAGTTCGACAAAATCGATGATGCCCAGGCGGAAGGGTCCCTCTTCTTCGCGTCGCCCACTACTCTACAAGGACAAATAAATTCGTCCTCGTTCCCCACCGTCTTCTTGTCAAGAGTCCACTCGGGGAACAACTTCTGAAAATTCGTCACGTCTGCATTTTCGGGAATCAAGAAATAGTTCTTGAGTTCTCCGATAAACGCAGTCGCCAATCCGGTTTCCGCCGTGAGAATGAGGATACGCACGTTCGGCAGATTGACAAACCATTGCACACAATCGATCACGTCGATCGTGGACTTGAAACTTCCGCGGGGATACAACAGCAGACGCTCTTTCGTCTTATCTTGTTCTTCGATCTTCTTCGACGGGTCTTTCTGCACGAAGAAATTACAGATCGGTGCGTGCGTGAAGAACGTGAAGTCCTTGTTGAAGACTTCGCGCCCCAAGAACAGAAGGTTCGTCCGACACATAAACCGCAAAAAATTCGTCGTCTCAACTGACGACGGACAACCCTTAAGAATCTCCACCCGGCGAATGGAGGAGTCGATGTTGGTGTTAGAGCCGGCCTCGCCGTACTGCGCCATCGCCAAATCAAAGACGATGTAATTCTTTGCACGAGCGACGAGCGCATTAAATGTTGCTGGAGCGGGTCCTGCAAGGTCACGATCAGCTATCTTCCAGAAGTGCCTGATAGTCAGTTGTTCGCCGGCTTTTTCAGCTTCGGCTTTACCTTCTGTATACAAATAATCGACGGTCCACTGTGGTTCTTGCATATCGCAACCTTGGAAGGGCCCAATCCGAGCCGTTTCTCAGTGCTTCGATTTCGTTACAGCTTTTCCGCCGGTTCCGGGGATGCCCCACCCTGACCGCCGCCTTCTGCGCCGCCTCCACCCTGTGGTTGAAGACCCGCGCCTTCGCCCGCGCCTCCGCCTTCGCCTTCTGGTGCCTGTTGCCCAAGCACGTCGGCGATATTGGAGCCTACGCCAGCGTGATCGCCGAGCGCAAAATTGTGCGTCTCGCTCGACCCGTCGTCGTACATGTGGTGAACAACGTGGCCGCCCTTGTGGGAGTACCCGTGAAACCCGACATGCTTTTTGCCGGCCGGTTTCTTTCCGTCGCTCTTGCTTTCTTTCTTATCTTCTTTCTTGCCGTCTTTCTCGCCGGATTTCTTTTCCGACTTGTGGTCTTCCGACTTCTCTTCCTTCTTGGTTTCGTGCTTTTCCTCGGCCTTTGGTTCGTCCTTCTCTTCGTCGACTTCGTCCATTGCCGAAGACATGACGCCCTTGGCTTTCTTGCTTAGTTTATCCATTGCCATTTTTTCCGCCTTGTCCTTGTCTTTCGGCAGGACTATTTCGCCCTTCTGTAAAATCTTTGGTCCGTCTTCCTCAACTTCACCACCGTCGTGCATGGTTTTCGGAGCCAAGACATCCTTGACGCCTTCAGCTTGCTTGTCGCGCTCTTGCACTCCGTGAACAGAATCGCCGATCTGCATATGAAGCAGACCTGTGTATCCTGGGTCCGGTGTTTTCGAAACTGCCGGCGCTACCGGCACAGGGGGCTTAGGTGGGTCACCAATGCCGGAGTGCCCGCTCTTTGTGCCAACTTTCGGGTCGTTCTTCGCAGTATCTAAAGCTTTCTTGGCGTCTGCAATTTTCTTCGATACGCCGCCATCATCTGTTACAGGAGTCTGTGGCATGTTAGTGTCCTTACCGCGGCTGCGCCGGGTGCCTTATTCGAACTACAGGCGCCGCTGGCGCCGGGGGCTTCGGATGCTTTTTACGCTTCGGAAGGTGTTTATAGTCTGTCGCGGCTTCCCACTCTTTTACTTTCGCGGGACCGCCCAGGGCTTCGGTTCCTTTCTTCGTGTGGGCCCAGGCGTTTTGTACTTTCGACTCAAATGGCATGATTACACCTTCGTAGGATCGGTCGGTGGCGTGACTGGATTGCCGCTGAAAGCCTGTACTGCCGTGGCAACCCGATTCGCGAGATAAGGAGCCGTCACAAACTCCGCGGCGCCTGACAACGAAGGCATACTGCCAGTATGAAAAGTCATATGAAGAATAGCGATCGCCATGGTGATGAACGCACCGGTCGCGGCACAACGACCCCACGACAAAGTTCCGCCATTAGGTTCGGAGTGAATCTCACGAATCACTTTCTTTACGCCTTGAAAAGTCATGGGAGGATACTCCAAAAAGAAAAAGGGCGGATGGAGGAATCCGCCCTTCGTTGTTCGCAAACAGCGAACGGGGTAGTTACTTTGTGGGGGCCGAATAGTCGTTTGCGTGGAAACCGGCTCCGACTAAGATCGGCGACCCGGGACGGGAAAGAACCTTTTCAACTCGACGAACGCGGCCACAATTGGGGCAGGGCTGCTTGGATCGTTCACTTTGCTCAAACGAGATCATCAGCTCAAACTTCTTGGTACAAACTGGACACAAAAACTCATACATCGGCATCGGGATCTCTCCAGGTGCTATTCAGA